ATAGCCGCCGAGCTATTCTTGGCATAGTAGAACACCCTGCCATCAGGGGTAACAGCTCTTGTGCCGAGCTTCTGCTTCTGCTCAGAAGTCTCAGTCTTCTCCATCCCATAACTTAAATAAATCGTCGTTGGAAACGCCATGTCAAAGCTCCTCCTACAGGCTCAAAGTCCTGCGAATGCCGTTGTTAATATATCGCTAGGCACGGCAATCGTTACACCTAGCTGGTTGGGCTGTAATACGGACCAGTCTTGGCAGCACGGGGAATAGCTGTAACCTTTTCTTGTTCAGCTACGATCCGCACGCACCATCGACAGGTACACGCACTACCCGGAGGCCACGAGAGTAAGCCCGCTCTCGCCTTCTTGTTCACATAGTCAGGGTTCCCGGGCATATTCTCTAGCTTCGTGCCCACTGGACTCACCGTCTCGCCACTGGGATTTGTTAGTGCCCTATGGCGGTACAGCGTGACCTTGGGTTGCCACTCGTCTATATACTTCCACGAGTAACCCTGACCTACCAATTCCTGTCGCAACTCAGTGCGTTCCTTAGTTGTTATTGCCATCAGATACCTCTACTAGCTGGTTGCTGGTGTCGCTGCATCCAGAGTAAGAGCAACACCCTTGCTGTCATCAAGCTCGAATACGCCATAGTCTGCGGTGATCACGACCTCGGTCGCTCTCATGGATGCGTCTCTCTGTCGCTCTGTCCTAGTATCCACACTCTTGAGTACGGCTAAGGCAGACTTGTCAGCGCAAACGCCTATAGCATCGTCACTGGAGTCAATGCTGATATTTCCATCCTCGAATATCGGCACTCCGTTAATGGGTCTTAGCCCACTGAAGAAGTTGCCGAGCAGGTCAGCGGACCACCCTGCGGGTACGGGATATGTGGTCGATGCCGTCACTGCCGTGTTGGCAATGTCCCACACCGCGAATGGGTGCTGGACGATGTAGACCTGTGACCCGAACCTGTTACCCTTGGCATACGCCACAGTTGCGGACACGTTTGCAAGGCTCATGGCGCGACCCGCTGAACCAATGTCGGTGCTGAATCCGCTGTAGAGAGCCAGTACGTCCTTGTCCTTCTTGCGCGCCATGCCGTCACCGAGCTGTCTCCCTATAATGGAGAACACATTCTGTGCACTCTGCCGTGCCAGCTTGTCAGTGATGATGATCTTGGCTCCGACCTCAGCCGCTGTGAGGTCTACCGTGGTCATCCCGATGTCTTCCTCGTCTATGATGTCCTGACCATCAACGAGGTCGCTCATGTCCATCTGTCCCACCTTGGGAACAGTGACCTGTTTTGAACCCTTGGGCAATGTGAATTGCTCAATCAGGTTCATCGCTGGAGCATTATGCTCCTCTGTGTAACGAGCAGTCGAGATTATGATCCTTTGAGCATTCTCTAGATTACCCGTAGTTGCTGTCTGTGCCATTACGCACCTCCTATACTAGCTTCACTGCATCATACGCTTGACGGCAGCAGTAGCCGCCTCTGACCTGTCACCTGAAATATAAGCATCCAGCTAGCGTTGGTCATTGGACGATGCCGGTGCTGACCCCTGACTGTTGTCGAAGGTCTGCGCCGGGACCTGTCCTTGCTTTAGCCGCGCATTCTCAGACCGTAAGGCCCTGTCTTCCTTCATGCGCTTAGCTTCCTTTTCCATTTCCGCAGGGGTGCCGGTCTGTTGCAGAAAGCGTAAGTCATTAAGCATCTGCTTATCAGCCAGCCCGTGTTTCTCAAGGTAATGAATAGCAGCCACCTGTCTGCCCTCAACAAACCCCAAGATTTCAGCAGCTTCCTGCCCCTGTTCTCTAAACCTTTGTTCCTGCTGCACATAACGACGCGCCTGATCACGAGCCATAGCAGGGGAGTATCCTGCCTGCGACAGACGTTGCTCGTACTGGCGAGCTGATTGCCCTACCTGATCCCTCCACTGCTGGAGATGATCCAAGGCACGTCGCTGGTGTACCTCTTGCACCATCCTCTCGTCTAACTGTGGAGCCGCCGGGGCAGTAGGTGGTGCCTGTGCCTCCCCAGCAGGCGCATTAACTAGCGGCGCATCGGCCTCCATAGCTCCTGATATATTCCCACCGTCTGTATCTTCGGGTGGTGGTGGCAGACCTGCGTCTACATCGGGATCGGATTCATCCAGATAGTTAACTGGCTGCTCTACTTCCTGTGGCTCCTCTGGCATTACCATATCCTAGTCTCCTTTTCCTCTATATATATACACCATTCCGTCAACAGGCACAACATCTTGTTATGGAACCCCCACTCCATTCATGGCCATCTTGCTCTCCTCATACAGTTCCTCATAGGGTACCGTGGGCAATGGAGCCCCCTCCATATATGCCTCCCTCATGGCATCCAGCCCACGGCCTTCACCATAAACGTGATATCCATACATCAGCATAGTAGAGTACCAGCCCTCTGGTGCCGCATTCAGGAACTGAAGCTTAAACTGCTTGATAAGCCCAGTAGCTGGCCCTGTGCCCCTTTCCATCTGCGACTTTACTTGAGCTAGTCGCCTATACAGAGGTTGAACCTCAAGGCCCTCCTTCACGCTGGATGTTGCATCAAACCAATAGTCTATCTCTTCAGTGCTAAGTTCGGGCACCGCTAATCGCATTACTTTCTTAACAGAGGGGTGTTCGGGTATATCCCAGTACCCAGTGGGAATACCTTCTAGGTCAACCTTCACGGTCCCAAGCCACCTTTTAGCATGTTTCATTTGCTGTATAGCAGGGGGGTAGTCCTGCTCGTCACGCCTGATACTGTTGAGCAGCCACTCTCTCTCGCCCTCATCCAGAGATCCCCACAAATCCGCTTCCAGTTTATCAAGTTTCTCGAAATCCAGACTCCCCGCCTTTGTCGCTGGCATTCCCTCTACCGAGGGGGCCACTTCCTCTTTCACAGTCGCATCGTCATACATCTTGTAGTATCGCCACAGGATGTGGGCCCTAGTATCTTTCTCTGGCTCATCGCGCTTCCGACCGGGATAGAGTCTCTCATAGACTCCTCCCTGCATCCTTTGCAAGTCTTCATTCCACTTGCCATATAGCTCCCTGAACTTGTTTCTCTCTATCCTCCCTACCTCTTCCCTGACATACTTACCAAGATGCCCCTTAGAGAATGGCGTGTCTTTCAGGTGTGTCGCTGCCTTTGCCATATCGGCAACGGCAAGCTGTTTAATCCTGTCCCTCTCCATCAGATCCTTGCCCCTAGGCCCACGGTAAGCACGGTCCCCGGTTTCCTCTACCACCCTATCGGAATACTCGTCAAGCTGTGACAGCGACAACTCTTCATAAGGTGTGTCCCGTGTTGCAGGATCAAGCCTGTGCATCTCCTGCATACGCTGTGTTGTTGACATCGGGGAGCCGCGACCACCAATGAACTCCACCCCCGCCCCAACGGCCCTCTCCCGGATCGAACCACCCTCAAGCAGCAGTGCCTGTGTCCATATAGGCATTATGTCTGGCAACACCACTTCTGTTGCCGCATTCAAGTATGTTTTTGGATCGCCTATCTCGCCCCTCGTCGGCTCCCCAATATAGGTATACCCAGACAGTATGTCTGTGGCTCCAGAGGGAACAGGGGCAAGGCTGCCTCGCAAGAACTTTACGGTAGGGTTATTCATGGCAAACTGATATAACCCTCCCGCGTCATCTATGTTACGGGGGTCAAATGCACTGGGGTCTGTGAAGCTCCTGCCAAGAAGCTGTATGACGCTCCTTACCTTGGTGCCGGGGCCTATGTTCCTACCCCCTACATCCCAAGTGAAAAACCGTGATGATCTGGGGTCGAGGTGCTCTCCTATATCATCTTGGAGATCGGCCATATTCCAGTCATCCCGGTCCACCCTCAGCATATATCTCCCTGTGGTGATGGCCGTGTTGAGTGCCATTAACCCAGACATAGATTTCACCATTGCGTCGCGTGCTAACCGCGTCCGCATGGTTTGGGGACCACCCCTGCCCACTGTTTCAACAACCCCAAGAGTTGCATCCCAAAGCAGGGCCGCAATTGCCCTGTTGTACCGTGGTGCAAGTAACAGTGTTGTTTCCCACTGACGCACTTGCGCTGACGCGCCTACAGTTTGACTGGATGCTAAACCACGAATCTCGTTAATGAAGGCATCTACGTCAGCCATCTTCGCAGCATCAACAGAGCCATCGGCGTTTTTAGCCAGATGCTCAAGCCCCTCCGCAAGCTCGACACCCGCTACATCTAGAGCCGTGTTAAACCCACGCTGGAACGGCTCAAAGAGCTTCCTTATAGGAGTAACGGCCCGTGAGTGCAAGATCCCGCCCTTCTCCATTGCCTCAGTCATCTCGTTACCCTGCAAGGTAGTGAGTATATTATGTCGCGCTAGGGTAGCTCGGTGTTTATTCATGTATGCTTGGTGAAACTCAGGGTTAACCATCGCCTTGAAGAACCCCGGCAGGGCCTTGGTATACACTATCCCCGGTCTATAGCCAGACAAGAACAGGAGCTGTATATTAAAGGGGCTCACGTCAGCAGCGAGGGTGAAGAACCTACCTAGGGCATTCACCTTATTCACCTTCCCCAGCGCATTACTAAATTGCGGGTGCAGTCCTGCCTCCAGTGCTTTTTTCGCTTCCCCAGCCCTATCCCCACCAAACACATCCCCTGCAAAGCCGGGGCCTAAGTCTCCTACATATTCCTCACCGAACCGTATCTTCTTGTACTCCTCCGCGCTCAGCTTGCGCATGGTGAGTCCCGCCTCGCCTTCGGGGAGCGTGTCGGGAATAGTCGCCTGCAACCAATCCAAGAATTTCTTGTTAGCTACCTTGTTATACGCAGCCTGCACATTGAGAGCGAGGGCCTCGTCCTCAGGGAGATACATGTACCCTTCTTTCAGAGCCTCGGCCTGAGTTGCAAATTGCCGCTCGCCCTCACTTGTCATCTTTGACCCTACCCGCCCCGGCCCCGGCTGAGAGGAGAATGACTGAGTTGAAATAATCCTGCCACTAGAGTCTTTCTTGGCATAGACGCGCCTGCCCGCATATACACCGCCTTCATCAAAGCCCAGTTCGTTTACATCAATGCCGTTATCATCGAGGAACTTCAACTTGGCATCTTCAATATCTTGCGCTACTTTAATCCAGTCCTTCTGCTTCTGAGTTGTGATACCAGCAAAGTCATCAGGTCGAGTGCGTATGTCGTTAGGGGCTAACTTTGCAAGCGGGTTGACCATGCCGGGTGTCCTGCCAGACAACCTCATTTCCCGACCGCCCCACGGAAGGATTCCCGCACCCTTTACAGGGTCTTCTGCAATAAGCCCGGTATCTTTGTCTACCTTGCCAAAGACATCCTCAAAGCTACCCAGTTCCCTGAGCCTTGACATTGCCGCCTGAGTCTTCTGCTGACCCTGCGACATCAGGATGGCTCTGCCAACGAGTGCCTGTAGCTCTACCTTCCCTGCTACCGCAGCACGGTTCAGCGGACCATATATCTGCTTTATGACAGGGAAGTTGGCAAGCTTGCGGCCCACGTCTGGCCGTTGCGAGATATCAATGACCTCGCCAATATCCTGTAGGTCAGTCATCAACGGGCCCTCAGGCCCATACTGGCCACTGGGTCCCTCTGTGGGCATTGGGGGCGCAACCTGCTCCTCTGGTAGCGGCAGTCCCACTAGGTCATCAGCCTCATCTACTAGGCCACTCCCCGGCATCTGGAGCATCTCGGACTCCCTCATGTCTTGCTGATACTGAAGGCTTGCCTGTTTGGCCCTAGGGCCACGGACCATCAACTCAGACCTTTCTAGGTCCTTTTGCACCAGCGTTGCCTTGCCCTTGAGGTCGGCAAGCATCTCGTCGGCCTTACGAAGAACATCTTTCGCCGCAGCGGAGACACGCCTGTCGCCCTTTGTCACCCTCATTCTTACAGAAGGTATCTCCAGTTGTTGGCGCGCCCTTATTACTTGATTCTCGAAGTAGCTGTATCCCGGTATATCCGAGAGCTCAGACGGGTCTAGGTTCATAGCGTTTTCTAAATCACGAACTTTGCCAGTTATATACTCAACCCTATATTTATCATGGGCGATTTTAGACTCTCTGCCACGAACCTCATGTGCCTGCTCCCCTATGTCGATCTCCCCTTGTGCCTGTTTCACCCTCGCCCTCTCCAGCGGAGTGGGTATTTCTGCCCTGCGCGTTGTCGGGACAACCCTCTCCACAACAGAGGGAGGGACATCAAGTGCTACTTCCTGTACTGTTTCTGCTAACGGAGCTGTAGGTGGGGGAGTGCCGCGTAACCAACGCGCACCAGCTTTGAAGGGTAGCATTGCCCCGCGACCTATCGCTTCCTCAATCTCCCACGGAGCACGCAGGGTCTTACCTAAGCCAACAGCATACGGAGCAAACCTTCCCAGTTGTGGTGCTGCTGCTAACACCCTACCACCCACAGCCGCTGCGCCCACTGGGGCAATCGCACCCGTAATCGCCTCAGAAGCACCCCAGAAACCGGGCCCTGCGGCCATCGCATCTTGATATGCCTCAATACCAGCATCCACGTCACCCTGCATACTGACATCCACGAACTGCCGCGCTGCTTCAGGGATGTCTAGGGGGTCAGGCAGCCAGTCTCTCACGCCCGGAATAAACCGCCCTGCCCATCCCGGAAGACTAGTGGCAATACCGGCACCACCATAAGCACCTATTAACCTACCAACGCGCTCTAGGCTGCTAAGCGTAGTGCCCAAGACCGATGAGGGGGCTTGTGCCTCAAGAGCAGGCTTC